GGCGTAGGATTTCAATTCGTCCAGCTCGAACGGGCCGAAATGCTCGTCCACTGCAACGCCGGTTAAAGCCGCCTTCAAATCAGCCGTAACGGCCTCATGAAAGCGGTTGAAGTTGCCGGTCGGCGGTTGGTCAACCATTGAGCTGTCTCCCAAGCATGGTCACGAGGTGGCGCTCCATCTGCGCGCGGTTCGCCACACTGATCCCGAGATAGGGGCGGGCGGGGATGGTGACGCTGGTTGCAAACACCATCCGGTCACCGGCGCGGAACACGAGGAAGCGGCCACTCGTTGGCAGGATCGTCCCGCCGGTCTGATGGATGGCGGCATAAACGAGGTTGGAACCCCAGCGGACGGACGCGCTGCCTTCGACGGCGTGATGGATGCTGTCGCGCAGGAAGCCCTGTTGCACGAGGATCGAAGTGCCACGGCGGTTAGGCCGCCACGGCGTGCCGTTCGGCGCGGTCTTCTCAGACGCGATGCGGCGCTTGGTCTGCATCTCGCCGATCTGACCCAGCCCGTCGAGCACGAGTGTGCGATTGAGGGCTGCAAGGTTGTCCACCCGCCGCGTGAGGCGGTCGAACGAGCCGTCCATCGTGACGTTGAGGACGACGCCGGTCATGGCCGGTGCCCCGCGACAAGCAGCGCGGTCCCGATCATCGACACCATGACACGGGCGACAGAGCCTACGGCGTCCTCACGCCAGGTCATCGCGGCGAGTGCCAGCAGGCCGATCAGCGCCGCGTAGATCAATGCAGCAATGGCGCTGGCGATGCCAGCAAGCGGTGGCGGATTACTGACGGTGAGCGGTCGGGAGAACGGCATCACAGCCTCCGAAGCAGTTCGCGACCAAAAAGGCGCGGCGTGCTTTCGACGAGAACGGTTTGCGGCGAAGCCAGCGGCGGCGCGCCACTGGCGGCTGCGGCGGCAGATTGCGCGCTGGTTGGAATGGATCCCAGACCGGCGACGCCCTTGGCAACGTCTTTCAGAAACGCAATCGCGTCTTCGTAGCGCTGACGCACGTCTTCGCCCATCAGCGTCGGGTCGCTCGCCATGCGGTAGACCGCGATGGAGACACAGCAATCGCGCAGCACGCCGGAGGCGCGCGGAAGGGGCAGCGCATAGCGGTTGGAGATGTAGCCGTCGATCACGTCGGAGGCTGTGTTCAGCGCGCGCTCGATCTTGGCGGCGTCGCGGGTGCCGTTGGCGTCGATGTCCGCCAGCATATCGAGCCGGGGCGCGCCGTAAATATCAATGATGTCCTGTTCGCTGGCGTAGGGCATGGCGGGGCGCTCTTTCAGGACAAGAAACGGACCCGGCGGCGGGGTCAGACCGCCGGGCCGTCAGCCCGTGCGGGGGACGGGGACGCGGAACGCAACGGACGCTACAAAACAGGTGGGGTCTCTCCCCCTAGTCACGCCTCATACGGGGCGTCCCGGTTACTGCCCGCAAGGGCAGGTCGTGGGCGGGCCTAGATCAGGCCAGCCAAGGGGTCTGGAAAATCTCGACCAAGTTGCGGTCGGTGTTGGTCGCGCCGTTCGGCAGCCGTTCGGCGAGGATGATGTCGCGGGCGGCATCAGAGTTCGACGTACCGACGACGAGCAGGTTGGGCGTGAGGCCAAGCGGACGGCCATTGTCGCCGGTCATGTTCATCATGGCGGTGCGGGCCGCGCGGAAGTTCTCTTTCGTGAGCGCTGCCTTGCTCCCGAACGCCATCTGCCAGAAGCCGAAACCAACGTTGCAGCGGCCATCGGTGCCGTAAATGAACTGCTTGGTGTTGAACACTTCATCGGAGGTCTTGGGGTCCGTTTTCGCGATAAAGTCGAACTTCCGGCGGTTCTGGAAGATGACCGGCTTCAGGGCGCGACTGGTATCGAGCAGGAACCACGGCGCAGACGCGCCAGCCTGCATGTTCGAGACGGCGACTTCCTTGCCCTTTTCGTTCGTGACAGGGTGGTTCGCCGAGAACATCGGCTGCTTGTCGTAGCAGGTTTCCGTAAAGCCCCGGCTCAAGATGCCGAACACCAACTCGTCAGGGAATACGGCGATGGAGCGGCCAAGTTCTGTCATCAGCGGCGCATAGACGCCGAAGCTGTCGTCTTCGATATCGTCGCGGTCGACCGCAATCGTGCTCTCGAAGCTCTTGTTGGCAATGGAGTAGTCGTGTGCCGAGATGTTGGTGACGACGCGGTCGCCGAGCCATTCGCGGATGCGCGGGGCTTGCCCGAGCCAAGCATATTTTTCCGACTTAGTGGTCGACGGGACCACGGTCGCTATCCGCGTATAGCTCGGCTTGACGCCATCAAACCCGTTGTTGAATGCGGCTTTGTAGCCGATGAACAGGTTCGCGAGATTGCCTTGATTGATGATCATCGGCTTATGCCTTTTGCAAGATTGAAAACGGTAGTCCCTGCGCAATCCGCGCCGGGCTAGTGGAACGTCAGAGGGTCAGATCAGACTTCGACCCACACGCCGTCGTCATCGACATCGACCACGGTGCCGGCGGCGGAGCGGGTATTGACGCCATCGGTGGCGGCAACCGTGTTGTCGTCGACGATGTAGCAAGTGCCGCCGATAGCGCTGCGCGGCACGAGATCGGTCGCGAGGTTATCGAACCGGAATGCCTTGCCGCGCTGCACGCGGATGAATACGTCGCCGTCTGCGCCATTCGTGTTGTCGGCGAAGTGGTCGGCGCGACCGATAGCGGTGAGGCCAGCAGCCGAGACGCCCGGCTTTGCGAAGCCGTTGGTATGGACGAGCTGCGCGCCCGCGAAAATCTTGACGCCGCCCTTGACGGGGAACTGACGGTAGGTGCCGTCGCGGGCTGGGGTGGATCGGTCTTTGGTCAGTGCTGCCATGGGAAGCTGTCCTATGATGGGGCTACAAAGAAGGGATGAGGGGCCGCAACGCTGGTCACCTGTGCGGCCCCTCTACGCGGTACGTCTCGCTGGGGGTTATTCGGGGTTAGGAGGCTTTGGCCTTCTGGAAATCGGCCTCGCTCATGCCGAGATTACGGCAGACCGCGATCTCGTCGGCGGTCAGCGCGCCGTTGGCGTTGGCGGCTGGTTGCTTGTTGTCGAGACCGGATGCGCCGGTCAGCGACGGCGTCGCATAGACGTAGGCTTTGAAGGCCGCGACGCCGCCTGCGGCTTTGCAGCTCGCGATGTGATAATCCTTCGTGGCAGGCGTGATCTTGCCAGCCGCGACCGCTGCATCGACGGCGGCGTTGATTTCAGCGGTCAGACCATCGGTCTTGATCTTGTTCAGCGCGGTCTCGCTCGTCTCGGCGCGGACCTTCAACGCATCGAAGTCGGCGCGCGGCACGAACCGGTCGAGCGAGGGAGACTGCGCGGCGTTGAGCGCGGTGGCCGTGCTGGCCTTGAGCGCGTCGACGGCTGCCTGCGTGGCGGCTGGCGAGGCTTCTTCGGCAAGGCCGAGCGAGCGATTGAGCGCCTTGATCTGTTCGGTGTTCATGAGGGGCTTTCCTGTTGCGGGGGCGGGGTTGTCTTCGGCGCGATTGAGCGCGGTCATGTCGAGGTTGGGCCGGTTGGTGAGACCCGCCGAAACGAGGCTGAGGATTTGCAGGGAGCCGGTGTCGAACACGAACACGGGCGAGAGGAAGCGGTACTCACGCGACGAAATCATATTGGCCGCGCGCGGCGTCCACTCGACACGACCCCAGATCGCGCCGTTGCGCGCTTCCATCTCAGCGATCCACCCGGCTGCGGGCGCTTCGTCGCCCTTCGCTGCCTTGGTCTCGCTGGCGTGCTCATAGTCGATGTGGATCGCGCCATTGGTGCGACTTGCCGCGATCACAACGTCAGGATCGGTCATGCGCCACGACCGGCCATCGCGCCCGATGATCTGAGGACCGGCAGGCAACAGTTCGATCCACTCCGGTGCCGCGTCGCCGCTGGCATTGAGGGCCGTCTTGATCGTCAGGGATGCGCGTTGTTTGCTCATGACGCGACACTGCACGAGCAGCGCAGATCGCGGAGCGGGGGCACCTGCCCCCTGCGGACGAATTATGGGAACGGCAGACACGAAAAGACCCGGAGCGCTGCGGTGGCGTCCGGGCCTTTTGCTTTCCGGTAGAGTGCAGAGTGCGAATCAAACAACCAGCCGGAGAAGACAAATGGACGATGCCATGAAATCACTCATCAAAGAGCTGGCCGATAGCCTCGCCAGCAAAAAGGTTGATGATTTGGCGATGGCAACGACAACCATGTTCGTCGCCCTGCTCGATACGCTTGCGAAAAGCGGCACCCTCACACCAGCCGAAGCGCTCTCGATCCCGCTCAAGGCGGAATTGGCGGTCTCAGGGCGAACAGGCAGCGATCAAGCCCAAGCAATCCGGCAAATGGCACTTTCGATACACCACGCGCTCACCGACGACACGAGGCACAAGCCGAGTTGAGCGCGGCACACGCGGACGCTACCCTTGCGGCCAGCATCTCTTCGCGAACCATCGCATCATGAACGAACCGGACAAGCGATCTTGGAACTTGATCGGGACCAATACTTACTTTCGTGTCGTCGCTTGCCATTCTCGCCCCCGCTTTCTGTTCGCCGCGAGGGTGGCAGCTCAGGACACCACCCGGTACGGGGGCAGGTCTGCCGTGAGAGGGTGAGTTGTATGGGTTGTTCTGCGCGAACGCACCCAGGAGGGAGACGTGAGGCGGTAGATGGCCACTTAAAGGACTTTTGAAGTGGGTCACGCGAGCAGGAAGCGTTTAGAAGCAGAATGGTGGCTGGAACAATAAGCGCCTGCGTGAGCGTCTTTTAGGCTGTTTGAGCGCGACGTGCCTCCTAAGCCCGCGTC